ATATTTACTATCTCATCTGTACCCCAAACCTTCTTCAAGTCTATTAGACCAGAACCAGTACCGGTAAAATCATCACTATCCAGTAAAACTGAGTAGTGGACAACATCTTTTTCTTCTGTAACACCACCTACAAACATTCTACCATAATATCCCATGCCACAGCTTGGGTCGAAGTCGGTTACACCAGAAGGTTTGGTACTATTATCAAAAGCCGCCCATTTAGAACCAGAGCCTAAAGCTCCATCATATCTCTGAGGTACAATACCTTCGTGGAAGCAATGTAATCTATTATTAAAGTTTACAAACTGCCAATCTCCAGATGAACCTGAAACTGTATGTTTAACATCAGCACCACTAGCAGGAAAAGCTGCATTAGGCGAAGTAAAATCTATTGTATATATAGATGTACCATAACTAGCGAATATCTTGTTCGTTCCTTGGTCGTTATGCTCTACTAAAGAAGCTATAGCTGTTCCAGTAGGTACTACTTTCTGTTTTAATCCTTTTCTAAATGATATTCTTCCAGATTCTCTCAGCATTATATTATTAGCTGAAGTTAACCAACTATTATCTAAAGTAGATGGATTATGTTGTAAATTTAAGCCATTTACTCCTAAATTAGTTAAGGGTTGGTATGCTAATCCTTTAGCCATTAGTGCATACTACCTATAAACCAGTCAGATTCAAACTGAACATTACCACTATCTACCATGACAGCCTGACTTATAGCATTAGCTGCTTCTTGCGCTGCTAAACTGCTCTGAGTACCTCCATCTTCTCCTCTTTCACTAACTGCTCTTGCAAAAGCTCCTAATATCAATGGTTTAGAAGGAATCTTTATAACTGTATCAGCTTCAGTCAGTACATCTTGATACTTAACTATATCAAATGAGATAGTTTGAGCTGCAGTAGGTATCGGAGATAAGTCTACTTTAAGATTATTAGAAGTATCTGCTCCGTTGAACCCATAATACAAAGGTTCACCTGTCGGGTCAGTTGGATACTTGATATTATTAAGATAAGCCTTGCTTACCTGAATTAATTGAGTACCTGTTGAGTTATTTACTACATCTAATATCTTAAAATCCTGTCCTGAACTTAAATTATAGTTCTTTGTAGAGGCTACAGTAGATATATCAACAGTTTGTCTTAATACTAACCAATCATTATAAGATTCTATACTTCTTTTGGAATCATTTATTAAAGCACCTATGACTTTCTGGTAAGCTGAGACAGTTGAACTATCATTTATATCACCTGACCAGTCAGAAGAGATAGTATCTTCTCTTAACCTTATTAAAACTTCATTAATTGCTTCTCTAAATGTCATATTATTTTCCTTTAGCTAATTGTGCTCCGAAATAAAACTCTATAATCATTGTCGCCCATTTAAATATCTCATCAAACTTCAACATTCCATCTACTGCTATATATTCTATCTCATCTGGTGTTAGTTGGATTCCTAAGAAACTAAAACCCTCTATTACTGTAGGTATTACTGTAGGTACATTAAACCAAACAGGTGCTACTTGAGTAAATATAACCAAACCTAAGATAACTAGAATTATAATCCTTCTATTCCAAGCAGCCATTGGTGATTCTTTATCTGCTCTATCTCTTGCCATATTGATAGAATCATTCCTAACCTGTAATGACTGTATCATCAACTTCTGATTCTCTGATGCTGCTTGACTCTTTAGAGCAAATAACTTAGCTACGAAACCTAAGATTATTGGTGCAACATTAGTAAGTAGTGTCATCATTGGTTTGTATTAATCTGGTATTTATGGATTATGTTTATCATCTGGTCTAACTTAGCATCTATCTTGGCGAACATCTCTTTGTTGTCTTGCTGTATCGTTATAATCTGTTGTTTCATATTCTGATGTTCGGCTTGTAGTACAGCTACATCTTTCTCAATCCCCGTAACATAGATAATTGCAGCCAGTACCAATGCTCCTGTAGTAGCCAAATGACTAATGCTGATTGCTTTACTTAAATGCCATTTCTCACTCATAATAATCCTTATTTGTTAAGTCCTACTGCTGATCCTGTTAAGATCGCTCCGAATGCCAAGTGGAATAATCCTCCTCCGAGCAGTGTGAATGGACTGTGCTGACCGACCAACTTAGTCATCAATTGTTGTCTAATTATAGGGTCTTCAACTGTTGCCATTATTTCCATAAATTCACTAATATCTGGTCTGTTCAAACCCCACCAAATAGGACAGAAGATGAAATCGTAAAAAACCACTAATAAGTAAATTGAAAGTGCAGCCCAACGCCAGTGCATCGTGGCTTTTTCTGCCTCCGTCATACACAGGGTGGCTCACACATTAAAGCCTCAGTGCCTATAAACAGAACCGCTATGAAAGCGATCACTCCAACTCCTATTGCTATTACTTTAAGCATCAGCAGTCAGACTTACAAAAGCCTCATCCACTTCATCAGTAGGATTGGCTGTCCAATGCTTACACATATTTATATGTCTAGTAGATGATTCAGTACCACTATATTCTTTAAAACTACCATCTTCATTATAAGTAGCCACCTTCCTCACTTCAGTATGAGAACGATTCTCGTATTCCATAATCTCTTCCAAAGTAGTTAGAGCATTAACTTCACTCTCTTTAGTTGCTTGCTCTGAATATATTGTTGTAGCGTAAGTAGCTATATTGACAGGTACTGCTGTACCACCTTTGTCTGCTCTCGCCCAGTACCAATCTATAGCACCTTGCTTTGAGGCTACTTGTGAGTTGATTGTGTCTAGCATATTTGCTTTAAGCGTATCTACATCTCTAGCAGTTGAAGCGTACGTTCCTATAACTTCTGCTCCTGATGTATCTACTGTATAAGCTCCATTCCAATAGTATCTGGAATCTGGTGTTGTTTCACTATAAGGTTTGATTCCTAATGATGTGAGTGTATCACTATCTCTAAAGATTGCTTTAGGATATGTAATATCACTTATCACCATTACCTTAGGTGTTTTTATTGTTTGTCCGTTAAAGTACCACATATTTGCTCCTATCGTGCGTTTGAATATTTAAAAGGTGTTTCTGCGAAGGCGATGTAGATGTAAGTATTAACCCCAGCACTAGCATTATCAGTTCTAATTTTAAAACCGTTGGATAAAAAATCACTATCATTAGTTGAGGCTGTATATTCTGCATCATTAACATTTGGAAATAACCAATCATCCATTTGGTTATAAGTAGATATAGTAGAATCATAAATTACCCAATCTCTAGTAGCATCTATATTTTTTATCATAACCCAAGTTGGTCTGAATCCTGTATAAACAAAGGCATTATCACTCGCACTACTATTACCCTCGTATGAACCCATCTTCGAGTAACCATCTACAGAGTGGAAACAGTAGGCTATGAAATCATCATCATCTCTATTAGTTTCATTAGCAGTACCTACAGTAAATACACTTGATGTTGGTGCTGTATCATTCCATTCATCAATGTGGTCTTGTGTTGCATTAGTATCATTCAGAATTAACCAATCTGTTTCTGGTGCTGCTGTATTTTTGTGGTGATAAACTCGCCATATATCTGCTGATTGGTCTATATTTTTAATTATAATCATCTCTGGTGCTTTACTCAATCCGTGTCCGATTGTCGCTGCTGCTCCATCACCGGTATATTTTACGATTGAAAAACCTGCATCAGCATTAGCCGATACTGTAACTGTTTCAGCCATATCGCCATCTGTATTAGCCGAACCACTACCATTTGCTTTCCAATTCCAAGCGACAAAAGTATCACCATCAGCAGCATTAACTTTCGTACCTGCATCTGCTCCTAAACTAAATCCATCTGAATCAAAAGAAGTTATTCGGTCTGTTGCAGTAGTTTCAGCATCTCCTTCAGCAGATTGTAGTTGGGAATTAACCCCTCTAACTGCATCTGTAAGACAATGACGCTCTGTTAGACTTCTTTTCTTTATCCAAGTGAAGTCTGGTTGAAATCCCACACCGGTAATTGATTGTGTTGAGGCATTACCAGTATAAGTAACAGTATTAAAATGCTCACTAGGTGTAACATCAACGTCTGCTAGGTTAGATGTACACATTGCTAAATAACCACTAGGCGGCTCATAGAAAAAATCACCTATGCCATTACCATCACTAGCAGCAGCAGAACCACTTGTCTTGCCACCTGCAAAACTTGAGTCTTGTCCGAAGTTTGCTACATTCCTACCTGCTACAGTAGATGACCTATCAGAAAAAAAGAAAATATCATCAGTAGTTGTCATTCCACTTATTTCTACAACTTTTGTGTCGTTTTGGTATACATCACAAGTACCTGCTGTGCCATTAACAGCAAATCCATATATATCTCCTGCTACAGCACCAGTATAAGTATCACTATCTGTAGTGCTGTTGTAAGAATTAATAGTACCGCCAGAGTCAATTCGGAAAACTGAATTATCTGAATAACCTGTTCTAACATCTAATTCTGTAGTTACGCCTGCAAGAAAATTGGTATCAGCAGGTGCATAAAGCTCAATATACCAAGAACCATTACTTAGTGGCATAGTGGAAGTGTAAGAATATCTAGTCATATTATGAGAAAGATTTCCTTCCGATAAATCTATAGCATCAGTTTGTGGTGGAGTAAGAGGATTAAATGTAGCAAAGTTATTCGTAGGTGTATCAAGCATCTGGTCTGCTGCATCAATATTGTTTGCTGTCCAATCATTATTGTTACCTGATACATCATTTCCCAAAGCAGCTGAATCTGCGAAATCAAGATAGAATCCATTATCACCATAAGTGCCTGTGTACTTTACAGGCTTCCACTCTCCATAATCACCTGTTTCACCGAATGAAGAAGGAGTTAAGGCAGTACCATCTATGAAGTGTACTTCTGCCATAGTTCCAGTAACAAAAGCATCTGAAGCACCAGCATTACGCCCTATTGTATGCAAAGTATCAGCATTAAATAATCCCTCATAATCTGCTATTGGATTTGCTCTGTCGTGAGAAACTGTTACTACCTCACCATTGACATATATTCTCTGCATATCAGCGACAGCTCTACCGCCTGCTGTACTTGTATCGCAAGAAAAAACTATATGATACCAAGCACTTGGGTCACGATACATAGGAGTAGTGTACCATCTATAGTTACTTGCACCACCTAAATGCCATTGTAAATACTCACCAATATCAAAGCTCATTACTGCTATTTGGGATGCACTAGCATCATAAGCACCAAACATATATTCATAACCCGTTACATTTCCTCTCTTTACCCATACACTACAAGTATAAGTCTTGAGATTACCTGCCGATGCTGGAGTTCTACTAAAATAAGCTGTAGTACCATCAAACCTACACGAATAATCTATCGTGTAACCACCTGCCGATGTCTTTGCTAAACCTGTATTAAGAACTGCCATTATTAACTTAGAGCCTCACTTGCCGAAACATATACATTAGTACCATCACAATAATAAGAAACCAGATAAGTACCTGCTGTAGATACATCCCAACTAGAACCTTTCTTCACTTCACTTCCTGTAGTAATAGATTTACCAGATGCGTTAATTACTTTAATAAAACCAGACTGCCCAGCAGTTTCATTGGAAAATTCAAGAGCATCAGGGTTTGTTGCTGGTGTGTATTCAAAGTTATTAGCGGTATCTAAATCTAGTGTGCCATCTGTTACAGTAGAGGGTGTTCCTCTTTGAGAACCAGACCAAGATTGGTCAGCTGTTAAGTCTAATCCACCAGCAATAGGTGTACCATCTGCTTTTGTGTAATTTACGCAAGTTACAGTATTAGATGCTGTAGAGTAAAATTCACCTACATCACTTGCTGCTGTTGTAATATTTGCACCACCGGGAAGGTCGAGAGTTCCTGCTCCGTGTGTCATTGTTAATGCAGCAGCAAACTCTAAAAAGAAATGGCGGTCAGCAGCTACAGTCATTGCTGAAAATCCAGTAGTTCCAGTACAAATAAAATAATCTCCATCTGTATCTATAACTGTAGGTGATGCGGATGCTATATCCCCACCCTTCTGCATCTGAATGTAATTACCATTCGCATCTAAGAAACCACCTAATTGTGGTGTAGTATCATCAACT